TTCTTTAATATATCGAACTAATAACTTAATATAATCCCCTTTGTTTCTTTTGTCAAATACTTTAACCTCTCCACCAGGTGTAACCATGATAGTGATGAGTTTTTTAACGGGGATGCCAGTCAGTTCATAGTAAGCAGCAGCATAAAAAGTTTCTTGAACGAAATAGTTTTCCAACCATTTCTCAGGTTTAATTTTTTCAGAAGTCTTAAAGTCAATGACTGCAAGTTCTCCCTCGTATTCTGCAATACAGTCAACCCTACCAGCTAAACCAAGATACTCTGAGTACAAAGTTCTTTCGATAGCATGTACGTTATTTATCTTATCTAGATAAGGTTTAGCATGATGAAACATAAACTGAGTAAGAGGGCGAAAGTCATCCCAGTTTATTTCATTGTTCCGCATGTATACTTCAACTGCTTCATGGAAATCAGTACCACGGGTAGTTGCTTTCTTTGTGATTTTGTTTGCTTCTTCAACACCAACTCTCTTTCGCCAGTTGATAAAGATCTGTCGATTGTAGAAAGATGTCACAGAAGTAATAGAAGGCACCCAGTCTCCATTTGGAAGGTTATAGAGACGGATGCCTTTAGTTTCTTTCTTATTTAATTCAAGGTCACCAAGGTAATTACAATGCTCAAAAATCATAAATTCAAATCCATTTTTGCAACTAAGTATTCTTTACAGAGACCAGACCTAACAATATCATCAACACCAAATTCAATGATGTCCATAGATGGCATTGTTCTAAGGATTCGCATGAAGTCGGCAATACCATTCTTCTCTGCAGTCTTAATAAGATCAGATTGTGTTGCGTCTCCACAGAACATAATCTTACTATTCTCTCCTATCCTTGTAATTATACTATCAAGTTCGTGGAAATTCAAGTTCTGAAATTCATCAACAATAATAACTGCATTATCAAGAGTTGTGCCACGAATGAATGAAGTAGACCAGAAACTTATGGTCCCTTGATTCTTAAGATTGCCATACAACATCTCAAAATCATTATCATTTGGCATCTCAAACATATACTTTACCATATTCTTATATGGAATTTGATATAGAGATGACTTATCTTCATGGTCACCAGGTAAGAAACCAATCTCTCTGGTTGCTACAAGAGACCTGACGATGTAGATTTTCTCATAGGGAGTCCTTGTATCAAGAACATCTCTTAGGGCATTGTAGAGGGTGATAAACGTTTTTCCTGTGCCTGCTGCACCATAAGCAACGATGTTTTGATCGTTCTTATAGCAACGAAATAGTTCTTGCTGATTTTCTGTTAACGGTTCGATGGGTTTCATCAAATCCGTATTGATTGGTTTTTTTCTTTTCATCTGTCTGTTAGACATTCCGAATGGAACTGGTGATTGAGACTTTTTCTTTGAGGTCATACGCTATAAAAAGATTAAAAAGAATTAACCGTAGTATCGGTTTTTACTGACAGTGGCACCTGGTTGCCTAGATGAACGATCTAAAACTTCATTCCATCCACTAGACTTGGCTTCTCCAGTCCACTTAAACTCAGTAGACTGTCCTGCACATCCTTCTGACCAGTCTTTATCCCATCCTGGATTCTCTTTTCTCCACACATCATATGCTTTCATAGTCATACTGAGTGTCTTCTTCTCTTTTGTTTCTAGATTAATAACAGGGTATGTTGGCATAGCTCAATTGTTGGTGTAAATATTTATGAAACCCATTCCATTGCTTCAGCAACGGCAGGGAATTGTTGACAGAAGATTTCTTTCGCACCTAGCGCAAGATCCATATGCTCCTTCTGTGTACCGTTTGCAGAACGCAAATCGATATAATGGATCCATGACCTCACAGATCCAGTCATGTAAATTTTGGTGGGACATGCCAAAGGGAGTACAAAACGAGCACACTCCTTTGCAATCGATGCATCAAGCATCTCTTTGTAAAGTTTCATTCCTGCTTCAAAGTGTCGTTGCATTTTGATCTGGAACTCTTGGCGGGTAAACGCATCAATATCATCAATACTATTCTGACGATTCTTGGTGTCTTGTCTGCGTAGTTCAGGTAGAGGGATCTCCTCCGCGAGTAAGGAACTATCAGCATAGCGTTGTGAAAATTCTTGATATGTAAATGAACGGTGTCGCAACACTTGAGCTGCGATTCCTCTAGTAGTATTCAACTCCAGAGTCATATATGCTTGCTCAAAGATACTCCAGTGTTGATGCTTCACACAATACTTGAGGAGTCCAGAGAACTTTTCATTCTCCTGGTTGTTGGGGTTCGACACACGGGCACAGTATGCCATGTGCTTCTCTGCATCAGGAGTTGCGCTGATTAGTTTTACGTTGTTCTCGTTCATCAAGTGTCTCGTTAATAATGTCTTTTAGTTCTTGTCTTTCTAAATCAGTAAAGACATTTCTTTTTGGTATCACCAGTGGTGGATAGGATTTCTTTGATTTTGATTTGCCATTACTAGGGAAACTCATCCCTTGTGTATCTATCTTATCCATCGTCGTCCTCAAAAACTTCGTCATAATCTAATATGTAGTTGGAAGCAGGATCATCAAAATTTTCTTGCTTGGTCGTGTATACATCCACATCAGAGTATACCTCAGACTCTAGAGCATCAACCAGTAGTTTTAGATTCTTTACTATCAGTTTTAGTTTATCTCTTTCCATAAAAAATGGGAGGTTTCCCTCCCATCATAACACTATTTAATCGGTTTGACAATCACTTAGTGTAAGTGCGTCCACGATAGCAGAAAGTCCCGTGAGACTCTTTGCTTTCTACACAACGAGTAGAATACTCAACACCACGATATGAGGTGTGGGTAATCTGTGCGTTGTGAACTGCAGATGCTTTGTTGATCTGCTTCTTGATCATGTTTAGTGTGTTCATTGTAGGTACTCCTAAAGTAATAGAGGGTTTTAATCCCCGTTCCTTCAGTCGTGTGCGTCCCATATACACTCAGGTGTAGATTCCTTTACGGTCTCTATCAACTCTACCTTAAAAGCATTTGAGAGATTCTCATTTGCTTTCATCTTCAGCATGATTGTATCAGCTTGTTGGCATGTGAGTGATGAATAGAATAGAAATTCAATCATGGGATCAACGCTCCGTTGCGCGACTTACTTGCGTCCGATCTCTCGGATGAACGATAGGTCTATTATAGACCTCATATCTTATTTAGTCAAGTGTCTTCGTATCAACACGAACATTTATAATTGTGGTTATTCAAATAATGCAAGGTCTCCTTGAGACCACCACGATGTTTGAGTCCGATAGAGATTTGTGGATACTCTGCATTTCCACCAAACTCTGCATGAAACTGATTCTCTGTAAAATCTTCGTCCAAGAAGTATTCATGAAAGTCCTCATGAATACTTTTCAAGAGCATACCAGCTCGTTCACATTCTTGACTACCGTTACTGTAAATTACTGCTTGCATCTTCGTATACTTCCTCGAATGGGAATAAATTTTTTACTTCTCTTACTGGATTGGGAGAAGACTTATGAATACAATGATAGCGTACACACTGGAATTGTCTATCCCATGTTGTGATTGTAACATAATCATTAATCACGTTGTCTCCAGTCATCAGTTTTTTCATGAGAAAACCAGTCTGCAATATCATCGGCACTACCGAACCCTGATGAATGATTAGATGGATCAGGGTCCCCAAGGTCCATCTGGTTCATAAAATCATCAAGACCACCTTCCCTCATGTCAGGATTTCTTGCTTGCCTACGTGCTTTCCTTAGTATTGATGATGCACTTTGATTGGACTTTGCTAATTTGTTTGCCCAAATCATATCATCTAGACTTACTTCTTCATTAAGAATTATCTTTTCACAGATTGCTTCAAGTCGCAACCTATATTGGGTAGAAAGCATACGTATTTACCTGCTGGTATATTTATTCCGCACCATACTCATCAACAAGTTTTTCAACTTTTGTTTTTTTGCCATGAAGTTTTTCAATCTCATGCATAGATGATTTTGAATACTTTTTTATTTTCTTATAACTTTTGATGAGTTTTTGAATCTCCTCATGAGGCATTTCAACTTCTACATCAAATAACTTTTTTTCAAAACCTTTACTCATTTTCTTTTCTTCTGTTCTTTTGGTTTAATACCCCAGAGTTTTGGATTGATAGATCCATATCCGAAATCAATTTTTTGAACTGATCCCTTTCCATATCGATCATAATACATATCAAACATCTTTGATACTTTATTACATCGAGTAAGATCCATACACTCTACGCCATCAACAATGTACCAGATAAGTCTTGCATCTGTAGGAAAAGACTTATCATTTGCAATCTCATGGGTTGTTTTCTCTAATAGAATTTGACAATCATAATCAGATGGATTAACTTTACTTTCCTCTGACCCATAATTGGCCATTTCTTTCTCCTCCGTTTTACTAGGCATTTCACCTAATTGATTTGCCATCAGGAACGACCTCCCCACTGAATATCAGGATATGCTTCAGAAACCATATTTTTTGTCAATCTATATTTGTCAGTAAGAAGTCCATCCTTTACCAGAATAAGAATCTCTGCTTCTTTAGGATGAAGTCCTCTAAGAATATTAATAAACATCATCTCTCTACGGGTTTTCGTAAGAGAATCATTACCACCCTTCACAAAGTTATAGAGATTAACCCATTCTTTGCGGAGAGAAGTTTTGTTTCTACCATCAAGATCTTGTCCCGTTGCAGATTCACCACCTGCCATCTCTCTAGAAATATTTTCCGAAAGAGAACCTGCATATGCAGTTTGTTCAGTAGGTTCAGCATAAGGAACTTCACCCTCAGGAATCATAGAGATAACACTCTCATCAAAATTCCAAATCAAAACAGATTTGATTGAGTTATCCTCATACTTCTTTAAGATTTCTACTCTCTTTGCAGAAGATCTTTGTGCAGAAGCAAGTTCCAAAACTTCAAATATAAAAGGATTGTTTGGAAGTTCCGTATTCGCAGAAATCTTTGCAGGTGCTGCTTTCTTTGCAGCAACTACTTTTGCCTTTGGTTTAGTTACCCTAGGTTTTCTAATCGTCGTCTTCTTGGTCGAGTTCGTCATAGCCATTTTCAAATCGTACTGCTAAAATTTCGTCAGGTAATACATTTCCATTTTCATCAAACATCTCTGGATGCGTGTAAATTGGTTGATTTACCCATGTATTCTCCCTTGCTAACCATCCTACCACACCTCCCACAAAAAAGAACATAATTGAAACAAGTGTTCCAATCGTAAGTGTTACTGCTAACATTTTTTTATACTCCAGAGATTTATTTCTTTCTAATATCC